ATCTCTGTGGTTGTTTGTTTATGATAAATCCAATTATAACAACAAATAGCAGACATGTAAACCTCTAAATATCGCACAGACTGATATAAAATTAAGTATTTACTTGTTAGAAATTATATGGTATAATATATATTATGAAAATGAATCCTAAGACGAAGAGAGTACGTCGCTCCAAAGAGCATTACGTAAACAATAAGGAATTCTCACAAGCTGTGGTAGATTATGTCACCAGCGTCAATGAATCCCGAGCTAGCGAAAACAAAGAACCAGTAATTACCGATTATATTGGTAGATGCTTTTTGAAGATATGTGATGGTCTATCCCATAAGCCAAACTTTGTAGGCTATACATATAGAGAAGAAATGGTTATGGATGCGGTAGAGAATTGCATTAAGGCTATTATGAACTATGATGTAAAGAAAGCTACAAGAACAGGATTGCCAAACGCATTCGCGTACTTTACTCAAATATCGTATTACGCATTCCTACGACGCATTGCAAAGGAGAAGAAGCAGCAGGATATTAAGGAACGATATATGGCTTATGCAGGTATAGATGCTTTTGCTGATTTTAATTCATCAATGCCGAACGCAGATTCACAAAACATTGTTGATCAAATTAGAAATAAGAATCAGTCGATCAAAAATAAGGATAATGCGCTTAAGGAGTTTGAAAAGCAAACTAAAAAAGAATCCAAAGAGAAGCTGCCTCGTGGAATTGAGCTCTTTTTTTAGTCGCGTCCCTAACGATAACAATCTATTAGTTCAATGGTATTTGATACTAAGTTACGCTTACTATATCGAGGATGAATCATTAGTCAGTGATAGCGAATACGACACTTTATGCGTAAAACTATTAGATAACTTTGACAAAATCAAACATCATCACAAACATCTAATAAGTAAAGAAGATCTTAAAGCTGGAACTGGATATGCTCTATCTAAAAAGGATTATCCATCTATAGTAATTGGAGCAGCACAACAATTGAAGAAAGAATTAAATCATGAGTAAGTTAGCAATATTAAATGACACCCATTTTGGTGTAAAGAACGGATCACAAATCTTTATGGATTATGCAGACAAGTTCTTTGAGGACGTGTTCTTTCCATACTGTGTTGAGAACGATATTAAGCGTGTATTACACTTAGGCGATTTCTTTGATCATCGCAAATACGTAAATTACAAGGTTCTAGAACACGCATATACATCGTTCGTATCTAAGCTATACGAGCATGATATGACAATGGATATCATACCCGGCAATCATGATGTATATTATAAGAACACTAATTCTCTTAATTCACTAAACCAGATACTTGGTCAATATTCAGAGCGTGTCATTATTCATGAAGATCCAGTTGACAAAGACTTTGATGGACTAAGTATAGGATTCTTACCATGGATGACTCAAGATAATCATGATCGGTGTATGGAGTTCATTACTAATTCCAAATCATCTATTCTAGTTTCGCACTTAGAATTAAAAGGATTTGAAATGGGTAAAGGCTTACCAGTTTCTTCACACGGCCTAACACCAAGTCTTTTCTCTCGATATGAGATGGTGCTATCTGGTCACTATCACACCAAATCTACAAAGGAAAACATTCACTATCTTGGTACACAAATGGAATTGACATGGTCCGATGCTGGTGATCCTAAATACTTTCACACTATAGACACACAAACTCGTGAATTAACACCAATACGAAATAAGCATGTACTTTTTCGCCGGATAAGGTATAATGATCTAGAGACAGAAACCATAACCAAAGCAGATATCAGTGGAACATACGTAAAAATCGTAGTTCTTTCAAAGAAAGACCTTTATGAATTTGATAAGTTTATCGACCGAGTACAATCTTACGAGCCTTTTGAGGTTAAAATCGTTGAAACTTTTGATGAGTATGCTGGAGAAAATGTTAGCGACGATGATGTATCTACATTCGACACACCTACACTGCTTAACACTTATGTTGATTCTCTAGAAACTGATTTAGAATCTGATAAACTAAAAACTATGCTTCACGAATTATTTGTAGAAGCTCAACAAATGGAATCTATATAATGCTAACGTTTGAATCTATATCATACAAAAATTTCCTTTCAACAGGAGATACCGCTACAGTTATACCATTGAACACTGATTCTGCTACTTTAGTGGTAGGTACAAACGGTGCTGGTAAATCTACAATGCTTGATGCTATTTCGTATGCGCTGTTTGGTAAGCCACACCGCAATATCAATCGACCGCAGCTCGTCAATAGTATCAATAATAAAAAGCTATTGGTCGAAGTAAAGTTTTCGATTGGACCAAATAAGTATCGAGTTGTTCGAGGCATGAAGCCAAACATCTTTGAGATCTATCATAACGATACTCTTCTTAATCAAGAATCTCATAGTCGCGATTATCAGAAGGTGCTCGAGTCGAATATCCTCAAACTAAATCATAAGTCGTTTCATCAGGTTGTTGTTCTCGGTTCTGGTAATTTTATACCATTCATGCAGCTTCCATCATATCAGCGTAGAAACGTTATTGAGGATTTACTTGATATTGGCATTTTTACAAAGATGAATACTCTTGTAAAAGATAGACACTCAAAGGTGAAGAGCGATATTCTTGATATAGACCAACAAATCAATATCATTAAAGAACAGATCACGCTTCAAACAAAGCACATCACTGATTTAAAGAATATCGATATCCAACAATCAACAAAGGCTCTTAAACAAATTGAGTCAATAGCTACAGAAATCGATCTTCTTAAAAATCGGAATGACGAGTTACAATCTAAGTATGATGAAGCTGCTCCACCTCGTTTAAAAGAAAAGAACACTGTAATTAATAAACAGAATTCTCTGAATGAGTACAAGATCCAAATCAATACAAATATTAAGAAGGTTGTAAAGGATGCAAGGTTTTTTGAAGATAACGATTGCTGTCCTACATGTGACCAGTTGATTAGCGATAGCGTAAAGAAAGTTAAAAAACAAGAAGCTCACACAAAAGCTCAAGAGCTGAATGATGGTTTAAAGCTATTGGAAGATCAAATTAAAGAGACAAATGAAAAATTCAAATCTACGAATGAGGCCTTTAATAAGATTCAGGACATTCTATCTGATATACGATCCAATCAAAATCTAATCAGTAATTTGCATAAGCAGATGTCAGATCTACAGAATCAAAACAATACCGTTGATAAGCTTACAGATACAAAGGTAGCAGAGTCCGATTTAGATCAAAGGAAAGAGCAATACGAAGAAGCACTAGGGAATAAGTCCTCACAATTAGAGACTCGTTCATATTATGATGCGATTGGCGAGATGCTTAAGGACACTGGAATCAAGACTAAGATTATTCGCCAATATCTTCCAGTAATGAATAATCTTATCAATAAGTACCTTAACATATTGGACTTCTTTGTTAAGTTCGACTTAGATGAATCATTTAACGAAACTATCAAATCTCGCCACAGAGATGAATTCTCATATGCTTCGTTCTCAGAGGGTGAAAAATCAAGAATTGACTTAGCATTGCTGTTCGCATGGAGGCAGATTGCTAAAATGAAGAATTCTGCTAATACAAATCTCCTTATTCTTGACGAAACGTTTGATTCATCTCTTGATGTGGATGGTGTAGACAATCTTCTCAAGATCTTATATAGCTTAAAGAAAGATACCAATGTGTTCATTATATCTCATAAGAAAGATGTTCTAGATGGCAAATTCCCCAGCAGAATAGAGTTTGAGAAAGTAAATAACTTCAGTAGAATACATAAAAATGGATCAGTATAAGAAAGACATCGCTCATAACTTAATAGCGCTTATTCGCCTAAGAGATGAAATAGACCCCCGACAGGTTGATGACCATGTATTTAGGGCTTATTTTGCTAACACTCTAGCTACAGAGTTCAAAAATGAATATGGAATAACTCTTAAATACGGCTCACATAAGAACATGATAAAGGAGATATCGTCAATTTTGTGAATTTATGTTTAAGACTTTTCGAATTTTCTCTAAGTAGCTGACTATCAATTATTTTTTGCGGGTTTACATTTGCCCCAAAAATGGTATAATAGATCTATAACAGTTAGTTAGAGCTTATGGAAAATATATTAGACCTTCAAAATCAGTCCTCTCTGGCCAAGCTATTGGCCACAGAGAACATCACTGTCACTCACAGTGCATCATTATCGACCGCGTACTTCGACGTTAAAAATCGTGTGCTTGGTCTTCCAGTTTGGAAGAATCAAGGCAAGGTCGTTTATGACATGCTTGTTGGCCACGAAGTTTCGCATGCGCTTTATACACCTCACAAGCAGTTCTCAGAATTCCTTGCGTTTGAAGGTCGTTCTCACTTTGATATACTTAACATTATTGAGGACATTCGCATTGAGCGACTCATCAAATTAAAATATGCAGGTATGCCTCGCATTTTTAATGGAGCTTATAAGAGTCTTGTTGAAGCTGACTTCTTCAGCATTAAAGGCAAAGACATTAACAAATTCAATTTTCTTGATCGCCTCAACCTTCACGCTAAGGTTGGTAATCATGTAGACATTCCTCTCTCAGCTGAAGAACTTGATCTTTATAACAAGTGCTTTAAAGCCGAGACTTTTGAGGAAGTCATTGCTCTCTACCACGAAATCAAAGCTTTCACTAAAGAGGAAGCTGAGAAAAAGCAAGAGCAATCTAAAGAAGACGAAGAAGAACAATCTGAAGGCGAAGGCCAAGACGAAAGCGGCGAGTCTTCTGAAGGAGAAGAATCTTCTGAAGATCAAGAGTCTGATGACACTGACGAATCATTTTCTAACTCAGCTGATGACGGCGAAGAATCAGAATCATCAGAACCTGAAGACAGCGATGAGTCAAGCGACGACGATTCCTCTGATGAAAGCATCAAGAGTGACGACACTGAAGACACTGATGAGTCTAATGACAGAGCAGCTGCTGAAACCGAAAGCGGAGGTGATGCTGCTACCTCTGAGGAAGAAGTTGTTGAAACTCATAAATCAGAAACAATGGAGTCATTTAAGGAAAATGTCAATGACGCAGATTCTAAATTAGGTGGAGCAATTGCAATGATGCCATCAAAGAAAAGCATTGAAGATCACATCATTCCTTTTAGCAAAGTAATGGCCGAGCGACCAACTATTGAATCAACAATTGCTGCTACCTACGATCTTCAAGAGGACAGAGACAAAGAGCTAGAAAGGATTAACTCAGAGTTGCTTCCTCTTAAGAAGAAGATTAACAAAAAGGTGAGTGTGCTTGCTAGAGAGTTTGAACGTCGCAAAGCTTCATATCAATACTCTCGCGCTCAAGAGTCACGTCGCGGATCTTTGGATGTCAATAACTTACACAAGTACAAGTACGATGATCAAATCTTTCAAACCACGATGCGATTAGCCGATGCTAAAAGTCACGGTATGATATTCTTTGTTGACTACTCAGGTTCAATGTCCTCAGTCCTCAAAGATGTGTTAGAGCACACCCTTAATTTAGTTCAGTTCTGCAAGAAAGTTGGAATACCATTTGAAGTTTATGGATTTACTTCTGACTATCGCAACGAATGTAATATTAAAGAAGAGCAAAGTGACTATGAATTTGATTTAAATGGCACTATGGTCTTTGAGTTGTTCTCAAGCAAGATGTCAAAGACAGTATATCAAAAAGCTTTTACTGAAGTTTGTCATCAAATCTTAATGCAAGGGGCGGCATTCAGCTCCTACGCTTGCTCACCATATGAGTGGCTTGGAGGAACACCTCTTGATGCCACACTATTATGTGCCCAGCATATTGTCAATAAGTTCAATAAGCAACATGCAGTACAAAAGACAAACGTCATCATACTCAGTGATGGTGATTCTCACCGCTGTGAGCCAAGGAACAGAACTTATGGACAACACCGTTATTTAGTGAATATTGGCGGTAAGCAATACAAACTATCCTCTTATGGAATGACTGCTCAACTCACTGAACTCTTATCCAAAATCACTCACGCGAATGTCATTGGTTTTTATCTTCCAAGCAGCACCAATGAATCTCGCTTGCAACTATCTAAGATGACCAACTCATACTATCGCGATAGTAAGGTTACTACTGCAGTGCGGCAATACAAAAAAGATGGTTATGCTGTAGCTCACAAACATAATGGTTATGACTCATATTTTTTACTTCCACTTGATGTCGAAATTAAAGATGCCGATTTCGCCTTCGGTGATGACTCAACTTGTGTTACTGACAGCCGCGCAGCTCAGTCAAAACTCGCCCGCGAATATGCTAAGCATAACGTTAAGAATCGCCAAAGTCGAATCATCCTTACTAAGTTCGCCGAGCTTATCGCCTAACACATTTTCTAATTTTTGAACAGTATCTTTTATATAGTGTATAACTCAATACAAACCAGCTATATAAAAGATTGTACAAACCTCACCAGTATGGTATAATATACCTATAACAGTTAATTAGTATACATTATGAAAACAGAACAACTCACTCAAACATTGAAGTCACTCGGAAAATCCTCATTTCGCAATCAGGAAATTCTTACTATCGCCGCTGAAAATGGCATTGAACACAATGAGGCGTATAAGATTATTCGCTCCATGTACAAAGTCGCTCGCGGAGTCTATTCATTTGATGCTCCTTCAGTATCGCCTACACCGCCTTCGCCTGAACCGCAATCAACAGCAATCGCAAACCACGTCGAACTTCGAGGTGTATCATCTGTCTCTGACGATGAAATCTACGTTCCAGCTGTGGATCCAACATTTATCAAGTGGGGAGAATATACCACTATCATGAAGATTCTAAAGTCGAATCTCTTCTTTCCAGTGTACGTCTCTGGACTCTCTGGAAATGGCAAGACTATGATGATCGAACAAGCGTGTGCGAAAGCAAAGCGCGAATACGTTCGAGTTCAGATCTCGCCTGAGACTGACGAAGACGACCTTATTGGTGGCTTTCGCCTGATTAACGGTGAGACAGTTTTCCAAAAAGGACCGATCATCAAAGCGATGGAACGTGGTTGTGTTCTCCTAATTGACGAGATTGATCGCGCCACAAACAAGATCATGTGTCTGCAAGGTGTGCTTGAAGGCAATCCAGTTCTGCTTAAGAAAACTGGCCAAGTGATCACTCCCGCCCCCGGATTTAACGTGATCGCCACTGCAAATACCAAAGGTCGTGGCTCTGACGATGGTCGATTCACTTCAGCTTCCATTATTGATGACGCATTCCTTGAAAGATTCGTCTGCGCTATTGATCAAGAGTTTCCTTCTCCAGTGATTGAGAAGAAAATTGTCATGGCTCACATGAGCAAGTTCGGTGTTGAAGCTGAAGAGTTCGCAGACAAGCTTATCGCTTGGTCAAATGTTATTCGCAAAACATTTGAGGCTGATGGTGTAGACGATATCGTTTCTACTCGCCGCTTATGCCACATTGTCAAAACCTTCTCAATCTTTGAAGATCGTATGAAATCGATTAATATGTGTATCAGCCGCTTTGATGACGAGACACGCACAGCGTTTCTAGATCTCTACACCAAGATTGACGAGAGCCAACTTACTGAAGATGGAGAGATCGTGATCGAGGGTGAAATTACACCAGAAGCCGCTCGCGAAGTTGCACCATTTTAACAATTTGCGGTGGAGACCGCATGTCATAACTAACTAACTGAAAAAGTCCTATTCCTCGGGGGAGCCTGAGGAATAGGCAACACTTTAAAAATATGAATAAAGGAATCAAATACGACAACTGCAAACCAGACTATAGTCTAATACCTCCACATGCGCTCGATGACGTGGTGAGGGTACTAACTTATGGAGCAACGAAATATGATCGAGATAATTGGAAAGAACTTGAAAATTTGGATGATCGTTATTTTGCTGCAGCGCAACGTCATCTATGGGCACTCCGTAAAGGAGAGACTCATGACGAAGAGACCGAAGTTCATCATGGAGCGCATGCCATTTGTTGCATGATGTTCTTAATAGAATTTAGTTATTTACAAAACAACAAAAACAAGATATAATATATATTATGAAAATTAGTAAAGAAACGTTAGAGGTGCTGAAGAACTTTTCAGCTATTAATCCAAACCTTGTTATCGAAAAGGGTAACAAGTTATCTACAATCGCAGAAGCTAAGAATATTATGGCTTCGTGTATTGTCCAAGAAACTTTTGATAAGGACATTGGCATTTACGACTTAAATGAATTCTTATCGGCGCTTTCTCTTATCGAGGATCCAGAGTTTGAATTTGGTGATAGCTCTGCGACTATTAAATCAGATCTGACATCGCTTACATATCGCTATGCAGATAAGTCTATCCTTACGTCTCCTGAGCGCGGTGTTAATATGCCTGAAGGAGAAGTCAATGTTGAACTATCAGCTGAAGTCATTAATCAAATTCGCAAAGCAGGTGCTGCGCTTAATCATCCTGTTGTATCAATCACAACAAACGCAGGAGATAGCAAACTCTATCTACAAGTTAAGGATCCAAGCAACAGCTCTTCGAACATGTTTCAACAAGAGATCGCTTCAACATATGATCCAGAAGCTGCCTTTGATTTCCAGTTCCTAATTTCTAATCTAAAACTAATTGCAGGTGATTATCAAGTTGCAGTAAGTTCTAAGCTAATTTCGCACTGGAAATGTATAAATAACAGTCCAGTCGAATATTGGATTGCTCTCGAGAAGACATCCGTTACGTAACAAACAAAACAAATACATAATAATATGAGTGAAGAAACACAGGTAGAAACCCCGGAAACCCCGGAAACACAAGAACCACAAATCAGTCTCGCTGATTTTTCCGCTGCGCTGCAAGTAATTGACGCGTGTACCACACGTGGAGCATTCCGCGGTGAGGAACTATCCTCGGTTGGTCAACTACGCGATCGCCTCGTTGCATTCGTAGAATTCCACGCACCTTCTGAGGAGGGTGAGGGCGAAGAAGCTACTGAAGAAGTAGAAGTCGCTGCTGAGTAGATACAGTGACCTGAGCAAGTCTTTATAAACTGCTCATTTTTTTTTTGAGTTTACAAGTGTAAGCATTAATGTTAGAATATATATTATGAACGAATTTTTATGGGTCGAACGTTATCGACCAACCCGCATTGAAGAATGTATCCTTCCAAAATCATTGAAGGCCACATTCACTGAAATTGTTAAGCACGGTGAACTACACAATATGCTCTTATCTGGCACAGCTGGTTTAGGTAAGACCACAGTCGCGCGAGCGCTATGTAATGAGTTAGACTTAGAGTATCTCTTGATCAATTCATCTGAAGAGAGCGGCATTGATGTTCTTCGTTCGAAGATTAAACAGTTCGCCTCAACTGTGTCATTACATGGCGGCAAATATAAGGTGGTTATTCTCGACGAGGCCGATTACTTAAACGCTTCATCAACGCAGCCAGCGCTGCGAGGCTTCATTGAGGAGTTCAGCTCTAATTGTCGATTTATCCTTACATGCAATTTTAAGAATCGTATCATTGAGCCTCTCCATTCGCGTTGTTCAGTCATTGAGTTCAATACTAATAAGAAGCAACTTGCTGAATTAGCTGGACAGTTCATGAAGCGCCTTCAGACTATTCTTGGCGAAGAAGGCATTAAGTATAATAACAAAGTGATTGCTGATCTTATTATGCGCTATGCTCCAGATTGGAGACGCGTACTTAATGAATGCCAACGTTATTCTGCATCAGGGGAAATCACACCAGATATTCTCGTAGGCATGTCTGATCAAAACGTTGCTCAGCTTATTTCGCACCTCAAGACACGAGACTTCAAGAGCATGCGCAGTTGGGTAACAAATAATTCCGACGTTGATTCATCGGTGATCTTTCGAAAGATATATGATTCTCTATATGACTACGCAGAAGGTCAATCTATTCCGAGTATTATTCTCATCTTAGCTGACTACCAATATAAGGCGGCATTTGTAAGTGACAGAGAACTAAATATCGTCGCCTGCTTAACCGAGATTATGGCATCATCTCAGTGGAAATAGTATGAGTAAACTAACACCATTTGACTTCTTAAAGAGTATCAACACTTCTAGTCTAAACCTCTTAAAGGATTGTAAAGCGTATGAAGGTGAAGAGTTGACTAATCCAGACTCTCCGTCTAAGCAGTATGTTCCATTTATAATTAATCGTGGATTGTCACAGTTCAATGATACTGTCCTACTTGTTAACGAGCTTAATATCCGTCATCAGCTTCCAGCCAAAATGCAATATGATTTTCTTAAGTCGGCTATTCGTCCAAGAAAACGATTTTCAAAATGGGCGAAGAAGCTGAAAGATCCTGCAGATCTAAAGGCAATACAAGAAACGTATAACTACTCAAAGGAGAAAGCTGAACAGGTATATTCGCTATTTACTGAAGAAGCTCTAAGGGAAATACGTAAGCGCTTAGATCAAGGAGGTAAGGCATAAGCGAAAGAGTTTAATATTATAAATAGATCTTTAACGATGTAACTTATAATATTAAACTCTCATGATTGAACAAGAATTAGTACAATGGGATCCAAGCCAAATGCTTGAGATCTCCCTAGAAGAACCAGATGATTTTCTTAAGATTAAGGAAACTCTTACACGAATAGGGATATCTTCAAAGAAGGATCGCAATACACTATTCCAGAGTTGTCATATTCTACACAAACAAGGTAGGTATTTCATTGTTCACTTTAAAGAACTCTTCATGTTAGATGGCAAACCATCAAACTTAACTAATGAAGATGTTTGCCGACGCAACTCTATAACAACTCTTTTGTCGGATTGGGGATTGCTGGATATAGTAAATCCAGATCAAGCAAAAAATAAAACTACACTAAGACATATTAAGATTATTTCTCATCGTGATAAAGCGGAGTGGAATTTAGAATCGAAATATTCGATTGGTAATACTAAAAGCGTTTAATGAAAGCGCGGACGATGTATTATGCAGTACGTTACTTTGGACCTAAATGGAAATAAAACAGAATCGATCTTTAAATTAATATAAATAAATTTTAAGGTAACACGCTGTTACTTTAAATGAGATGCCCTCGGGGTCTCACAACAACATAACCCTGCCTAATAGGAGGAACAATAAATGACACAGTACACAATCCCACGTTCGTGGACAATTGGTTTT